TAGGGCGGTAGGGATATACAAATACGTGGCTACTACTTTCTACATATACTAATGGCTGCGATATACTTGGCTCTGCTGCTGTGAGAGACCCCGCTGTACTAGCGTCTAGGTAATACCACTGTCCTACTGTAAGACCATGAGAAGTTATCTCAAACCTTCCCGACTGTGCTACTGTGAAGGTATTTGCATCTCCTCTTACTACTACTACACCTAGTGCTAAACTGTCGCCTGTGTTAGCTTGAGCTTTTACCCACGCGGTTCCATTATGACGGATTGCGTCTTTTACTGCTAACCCGTGGTTGGTCTGTGTTACTTCAGTAGTAGAGCCACCGGCTCCGCCTCCACCGATTTCAATTATGTTGTTCGCGTTATCACGAACGTACAGTTTCTTATCTGCCGTGTTGACTGCAATTTCGCCCTCAACAAGATCCGAAGTTCCAGGAGCGCCAGCAGTAAACTTACGTTTTGGCTTAATTACCATTGACATTGCTATCTCCTATTAAGTATATGTGCCGCCGTCTAGAGCATTAGTCCATGAAACTGTGTCGGTCGAAGAAGTGTATAATAAAACCTTATCCGTACTTCCGCCGCCGTCTAGGGCAGAAAGAGTATTTGCCGTATTTGCTACAAGTACGGAACCCTTGGGTGCTGCTCCTAAGCCTGTTCCACCATCTGCTACTGCGAGGTCTGTGATACCTGTTATTGTTCCGCCCGTAATTGCGACTGCGGCACTTTCTAAGTTAGCTACTAGAGTTGCAACTGCGTATCCACTGTCGGTAATATCTATTACAGCGGTAGGGGCTGTTCGTAAGTCTTTGAATAGTCTCCACTTCTGATCTGTTGCGTCTCGGAAAAGACCTGCGTACTCATTTTGACTTCCTGAATCATCATATAAACCGTAAAAACCCATGTCAACAACATCAGAGCTATCATTATTTGTAGCAAGGGATATCAAGGGGTCTGCTACAGCCAGTGTCGTGGATGAAACAGTAGTAGTTGAGCCGCTTACCGTAAGGTTTCCTGAGATTGTAACGTTAGTAGGAAGTCCAAAAGTAATTTTATTATCAGATACAACTGTCTCTATTTCGTTTGCTGTACCTTCGAAAGTAAGCGTGTCTGTTCCTACTGTAACAGCATCAGCAGTTCCACTATCTGCTCCTACAGTAAGAGTACCACTCTGGCCTATCCAGCTTAAATTACCAGACCCATCAGTTTTTAATACATGACCGTTTACAATTCCAGTGCCTGGTAGTGTATAGGTAATGTCTCCAGCTAAGCTAGTAGGTACCTGTAGTTTTATTGAATTAGTGCCATTACCAGCCGCTTCAAAAAAAGTTACAGCACCCGCAGTGTTAGAGTTTCCAAGATTTAATGCGTTGAGCTTTAAATTTGAATCAACAAGTATAGCACTATCAGCAGTAAGAGTACCTGCGGTATGGTCTAGCATATTCGTAAAGAACGAGCCACCTACAAGTTCGGGAGTATTACCCCCACCATTAAGATGACCTATAGCAAGCTTTTTACCATGAGTCCCACCACTACCGTAAGCATAGAATAGCTCGCCTTGTGCTACATCGGTAGGCTTACCATTACCGGTACTTCGTTTTATTTTAATTGTTTGAGCCATTGGAACTCCGAGTTATCCTAGTAGGATCCTGCGTCTACTGTATCCGAATCACCTCCAGCTGCTCCCACTATTATGGGAACCCACTGAAATGTGCCTGTACTTGTTTCTCTATAGACTTTTAATTGATCGTCATCTGTGTCGTACCATGTGTCTCCTTCCTGTACCGTTGAGCCAGTAGGAGCTGAAGCACTTCTAAAATCTTGGTCTGCTAATTGCTTAAGAGCATCTGTTAAATTAGTCGCTGTGATTGTGTTATAAGGAACAACAGTAACATTAGAAGAGGTAATTTGCCCTGGTACTTCGAAAGGTATTGCTAAAGTATATGCCTGTACTTGTGTTACATCATCTGAGATGTTAATAGTCGTGGTATCTCCTGTCGCTGATACCTGTGTGACACTCTCCGTAACTTCAATAGTAGTCTGACCACTCATCTAGTTACCTCAGGGGTAATAGTTACTTCTCCCTGTATTATTCTTTTGACTATACTATTATTAGCTGTGAATATCTCTAGGTCATATACATATTGACCTGCGGCAATATTAGAGCTAGTAGCTGCGGGTAGTTGCATTTTTAAAGCGCCATTGGCTGCATTAGTTATAGTAACCGTGAAGCTGGCAGAAGCAGAACTAGCTTCTACACTGGAGCGCAGCTGTGCCCTACCAGAGTAGTTAGTTAGATTTAAAGCTGTCCCTGCCTGCTTAATCACCAAGTCTAGTGCAAAGTCGGAGCCTTGGTCGATTACTAGGTTATACGTTCCTGCGCTCATGTGTTTTCTCCATTTTGAAATTATATCCTAAAGGACCTACTTAGTCAAGTTTTATTTTTTAGATGGTTAAGTTGCATTATTATTTAAATTACCAAGAATCACTCTAACATTAGTGCCCTCAAAAATTTTAACAACCTCGTCAGTAATAAGGATCCTGTTAGTTTCCCTACCCAGCTCCCCTATCTGTAACCTATTAGCTTTTATAGTACCGGTATTAATTCTATCTCCATCTATCTGAGTATTACCCGAAGATGTCAAACTGCTGAACGTAACAAGACCATTAAAACTAGTTCCTTGCGCTACAGTACCAAACACTACAGTACCTGTGTTGGTACCGTTTCCGTTCGTAACAGTTTCTGTAACTGTAAATGGAGCATAAAAAACTATACTTCTAGTGGCATCTGTAACAGGGGGAGAAGTACTCCAATTCTGAACTGCTGTCCCTGAGGTTGTCCCTGGCGTGCCTCCCCCAATAGTAGGATTAAAAGAGGAATTCTGGTTCTGTGTGCCTATAGTATAATCGTCTCCGCTAGCGGCAGTCAGCGCAGTTTTTACTGCCGCAAGCAGGGTCTGTAAGGTAGAGATGCTAGTAGTAGCTACAGCTCCTTGCCAGTAGACATACCCTGTCACCTTTATAGGAGAATCATTTCCTGTAGGCCCTTCAGTTCCTGGAAGTGAAATGATACTGCCTGAAGACCACTCCGAGTCCGCTATAATATCGGTAGATGTATTGGAGGAAGCGACCGCAGTTTTCCTATATAAATAAGGTGTTGAGGCAGTAGGACTAGGAGGAAATTCCGACCACAGATTAGCGTTACTAAAGGACATCTTCGCACCTGAAGCTCCGAAAGTATAAGTAGTATTACCTATAGGCTTAGTAGTGGCGCCCCCGCTACTAGCGGAGAGTTTGTATATCTCGGCTGTTGCATTATTAAGTCCCGCCGGGCCTTCATCTCCTTCACCTCCTGTGAAGGATTTAGTGAGAGTCTGCGTAGTTTTAATAGTTGCCATGCTCTCATTAGCTTGTTTATACGCGATAACATAAGTTATTATCTCATCTTTATTTGTCCCAGCTTGAGTAGAATGATTTCCGATAGTAACTACATTGTTAGAAACACTGCTGGGGGTTCCTATAGTTAGGTCACTTCCCGTATTAGTGGCACTTTGAATATACCATTGTTTATTCTGTATTACGCCTCCACTAGTATAAGTAGGGTTGTTATACCCACCAGTTCCTCCAATATAGGTGTATACTACCCCACCCACAATGACCTCTATTGTAGTACTAGAGTTAGGTATACTGGCTACCCCGTTTGAATGGCCGATAATCTTACCGTCTGCTCCTACAGTATAAGTATGCGCAGAGTTAGGATTAGATATAGCTATACCACCCGCACCTGCTTTTACACCTATAATAGAAACACTATCTGAAGCGGTTATAGAGGCAGGAGCCTGGCCTGTACTATAAGAAGCTGGTTTTTCGCCTACTTGTACTTTTACAACTTTTGGCCAGTTACTTTTAACATATGTATCTGGAATAGCTGCTGCAGTAAATGTATAAGTTGCGTTGCTGGCACCGGTCGTGTCTAGCCATGGGCCGGGGTTGTCTGTCGCAAAGGTAAACCTATACAAAGGGTCCGTGAAGTTATTTGCCTGAGCAGTAAAAACAATATTACTGCTGCCACTACTAGTGTATAGTGGGTTTACCCCTTCCTCGTCATAGATTATAGAATAGTCATCGGCCGTTAAAAATACGGTGGTTCCGTCTTCTCCTATTAACCCGTCCTTTACTTTTATAATGCTGAAAGTCTTTGATTTCGCGTTGCTTTGATCGGACTGTTCTCTTACAGATATTGTAAAGACTAAAGCTGTGCCACTGTTATAGGCTATCCCAGACGACCCATTGTGTAGAGCTAATGTGAGAATTTGACCTGTTACAGCACTATTAGACCCACCTATAAAAGAACTTTGAGCAGAACCACTAACCCCTGAGAAGCCCGCACCTGTAACAGTGAACTCTGGGCTAGTGTACCCTAGTGCTTGGGCTGTTAAAGCTATGGCCCCTTCGCCTTGTAATACGTCACTAGTATTATATCTAAGAATTACCTCGGTCGCATCTACAATTAAAGCTCTAGACCCTGTTATACTTAGGTCTTCAACCCACTTTAGAGGTATATGCGTAAAAGTATTTCCTGATCTACTTACTTGAGCAATAATGGCATCATTAGCAGTATCAACCCTTAAAGTATTTCTAGCTATTGCTTTATTCTCGTCCATACTTACAAGAGTAGTATTCTGGCTTAAGCGCCTATCAACATACATAATGTCATTACTTTGTATAAAAGTAACCTTTCCTCCAACGTACTTACCAGTCGCATACTTTATTCTTACAATATCTCCTAGTTTGAACCTAGTTGTGAAGGAGGTAGTGCCAGCGAACTTTACAATTTTATTACTTCTGGGAAGTATAGTCACTCTTGCATTAGCGCTGTTTGTACAGTCTGTCCAGTCATTTTCCGGTGCTGCATCATACTGGGTTAAGTCTCTCCAGTAGGGCTGAGTTGTGTTCTCAAATATTGCAGAGGCTGTAGAAGCTAATTTAAAGTAGTCCGAAGTGGCATCTGCATCAAAGTATATAAAAGCCGTAACACCGATCTTTACACCAGTACCTCCACTTGAGACTTGCACATCTTGTGCGTCTATAGTACCTGTAGTAGTTAAACTAGCGACAGTCATAGTGAGAGCTGCAGCACCTCCCGATCCTAGAGACGAATCTGGAATTGTGATTGTATCTCCTACTACGTTACCGGCCCCATAAGCATACACTGTTACAGTGCAAGCACCAAGATTATTAACAACAACACGAAATCCGCCGACTGTTGCTGCAGCCCTGTCAGAAGTGCCCGATACTAAGTAGGTTCCCTCTGCTCTTGAGGAGGAAGCTGCCCCAATATTGGACACAGTTTTATGCCCCGCTACAGGCTGTACTGTAACATTATAAGTTGAGCCGCCCCCATTCGTGCTGGCTACATTTGTATAAATTCCAGGTGCTCTATTAGTAGGAACAGCTGTAATAAGTCCTATATTTACCACTGCACCACTGGCGCTGACTGTTGTGGCTTCAAAAGATACAGGAGCAGCACCTCCTCCTCCTAATACGGAATCGGCAATACTGATTCGTCCTAGAGAAGATAGGGCTGTTACACTTTGTTGGTAGGTTCCAGCGTTGCTTTGGTTAGCATTAGTTACCTTAGTGCCTGGAGCGCCTGGAGACTGTATACCCCAGTCTATGGTTTGCATAGACCAAGTAGCCCCACTTTCGGACATTTTTGAGTTTGTACGCACACCTAGAGGAACCCCCTCTGTTGTTCTGTCACACCCGATTTTGAAAATATCCTGTACTTCTATTACCTGCCATGATATCTCGGATCTCTTACCCTTTTTAGACATTGTTTGCACACCAAAACTCATAACACCGTCGGGCACGCCTATAAACTGCTGCAGTCTTGTAGAAGGGTTCCTTATTTCTATGGTATCTGTACCATCGAGCAATTTAGGATGTATGTGCAGTACGAAAGACGATAGATGCTGGTATTCCGTACCGTCAGCATTTAAAGGAGTCTCCCACATTACTTGTAGCTCCTGCAACTCTGTTTTGTGTCTAGGAGTCTGCATGACATACACAGAGGAAGGCGCGGGAACAAAATCAGATTCCGGAGGGTCTATAGGATCTACTAAAGCTAGAGTAAAATCTTTATCTATTGAATCAAATTTTGAGTTATAAAACTCTGCTGCTGTAATTTCAAAGTTACTGTCTTTATCCTCTTTCATACCTAGAATTTTGTATTCTTTATAGGAGGGCTTTGTGTTTACTGCCCTATACTCTTCTTTTATAGCCCATACTGTATTACTAGGTATAGTGCCAGAAAAAGCACTAGAAATTGCAACTCTAGTTACCCCATTCACTACGCTTACGTTCGATGCCTGAAATTCTCTAGTTTCTACATTTGTAGAGTTTCTGAAATCAACTTGTATATCCTTCCCTGAGTCGTCTTGTATGTTTGATATATTTTTCTCTACTTGCTCGTCTGAATCATTAGCACCTATTAGTAATGCTGAGGTTCCAGATACTTTTGCATAAAGTACTTCGTCTCCTCTATTATAAGTGTATGAGGTGGCTCCATGAGTTACAACCACAGGGGAGTCCTGAGTAAGCACTACGGCTCTCTTGGTTACGAGTAAAGACAGATAATACTTATAATCTGCACCTGATTGAAAATTAAACGAGGTTGTTGCCCCTCCATCAATCTGAGCTTCATTTGATACTACAGTAATATTCCTATCTAGTGTAATTGTTGAACTTGAGTAGTCTGTTATTCTGCCACTGAAAGAAATACCAGAATCTGCTTCATTATGTACATTTATAACATCCCCAGGAATTAGAAAGCTAGCATTTATTGCCGTTTTAAATGTAATAATTTCTGTTTGGTTTATTGCTGTCCAAGCCTTCCACCTACCGTAGCGTATAGCCTGCCCTTCAGAAGTACATCCAAAAGCAACTGCCTTCTTTCGTAGTACCCTGCCCGTCTCAATTATATTTTGGGTGTCCTCTATTATTAAAGGCTCTTGTGCGTAAGCAGATAAAGGATTATTCCATACTACCGTCCATTGGTTTGTTCTAGCTTTACTAGTTGTAGTTTGTATTGATACGCTATCTTCTAGCATATTTGCCTGAGAAAAGTTATAAATAGGAGTAGCAGGAGCATCATGTACTGCTAACATTTCTCCATCTAACCAATATAAAATACCTCTAAAAATAGTAGCCATATCTTTGACCACTTTGTATGCTTCTGTAGCCTTAGTAAGATATAAGTTTGCCGTAAACCTAGGCTCAGTACCCCCATCAACGGTAGGAACTAATTCGTCACAGTATTTCGCAACCTTGTAAAGTTGAAACTTATTAATATCTGTAGAACTTAGATACGCACCAAGTCCATATCTATTATTAGTTAGAATATCGTAGAATACCCATGCTGGATTATCTGTATAGTAAACGTCAAGAGGGAGATTGCTAGAGTTACTAGAACCCTCATCACTAAATTCTCCGTTCCATATACCCGAGTATACGGCAACCCCTGTATCTGTTAAGTGTCTAGGTTTGTAATTAGAAGGTACTTTTACTCTCATACCTCTAGCATGATAGGCTCTTTTTGGAGGGTTGGGAAAGCTTTTAGAGCTAAATCTAACTGATGCCATAGCAGAATACGGATGCTCTAACTTCTCATCAATCGTAGCAATTACCTGAGCAATTTTTAAAGTGTCCACTACAGCAGAGTTATCTGTACCCCCCTCAATAAGAAACCCTTCCGCGTTTACTTTTGGTGACCTATTATTCTCGTTACTTTGCCCGTCGGGAGTAACACGAGTGATTGATAGTCTCATATCTGTAAAGTTTAAGTGACTACTTATAGGTATTTCTATACTATATGCTATTGCTGTCTTCTGTACACCCCACCACTTTTGATACTTATATGCACCCGCCGCGAGATCGGTCCAATCAGTAGGGTTTGCGCCACCACTTTCAGACCCTTCTAGAGCTATACTAACTGCAGCACCTCCTGAAAGATCGTCTCCCTCGTCATTAACTACATAGTGACCTTGTGGAAACTCAAACTGTATTTTCACCCTATCAATTTCATTTATCTGAGCGGCCGTAAAAGACTGACTAAATACTATATTCTTCTGAACCATCCCAGACGGTAAAGGGGTTAAGTCAGGATATCCTGCAGGTATGGTAGACAGATAGTTATTAGTAGTATCAAACGATTCTAATTGCGAGGCGCTAAGAGATACAGGAAAGGAAGAGACGCCCCGCCCACCTATCTGGTAGAAAGGCTCTTGGCTACGGCTTCCTATCCTAAACTCTAAAGAAGAGCCAGGGTACTTTTGAGCACCATCAGTAGACCCTCCAGTTTCAGAATCCCCTTGTACTCTTTGCTCTCCACTTAAAGTGAAAAGTTTATTAGTACCCGAAACACTAGCACTGCTCTTCGGTATAAAAATAACATTATTAGAATTGACTGTTTTAATTTGTACTTCAAAAACCCTATCTATTATTACCTCACCATAGACGGCATTGGTACTAGAATTAAAAACGTCTTCTACGCCCCCTGCATTAATAGTAGTGCTCCAAGGTTGTAATACAGCTCTTTTTGTCGAGCCACTGTTAGCCTCGCTACTAAAATTGGCACCATGTGTGGATATTATGCTGCCTTTAATCGTTTCGCCAGAAGGCAGTACTACTCTACATATAGCTTTCAGATTCTGAAAACTTGGGTTCGCTTCACCAGCGGTGGGTTTTATATTCTGAGGGAAAAAGTCAGCTTCTGTATTATTAGGTAAAACGGCACAAAGCTGAATATTTCCAATTATAGAAGTAGTTGCCGAGTAGCTATTAGTGTCAAGTTTTTCTATTTTTACTTTGGCTTTATGCTCTTCGTGTATAGTTAACCATCTATACGCTGACTCATTAGTAAAAGTCTCCACCAAATCATTATAGTAAGCAGCATTTCCCTGCCTGTCCAACATAGAAGCTGTAACAGGTTGATCATCTGAGGAAGCGGCAGCAAAAGTTATGGAATAAGGATCTCCGGGTAACTCAGATTTGCCACTCTCTTTAAGAACTCTACCAATATCGCTTAACTGATCTCCAGCAATATAAACAGAAGCCTCTCCTTTAACTAGTCCTTCTATTGGGCCTTCTGATATAAGGTCCGTTATGGATACCTCCTGTATATCAGCGCCTCGTGTTGCGGCTGTCGCAGGATTGTTAAACTGCCCAGCGCCTTCTACCCAGTCTAGAGGGGGCGTAAAAGCGGTCATTATGTTCTCCCCGCAGGGTATCTAATTAGGTTACCCTTTCCATCCCCTGATGTAGCGAAAGCGCCACCAGCATTTGATGCATTCATTAAAGAGTCGGTACTATTTCTTAAGTTAAAAGATATTGCCTGTCCTGGCACTCGTAACTCTCCGTATAATAAAGGCACGGCAGAGCCT